TCCAACCTTGGTTGCTAATGCATGTTTTCCACTGTGCGTCGGTGATGTCGATAACCTGCGCTCCCTGCGGCGCCGGGCTGTCGATGCTGTCGTAAAACCCGATAATCGAGCCAGTCGAATCGTATGCTGCAAATTTTTGACCCATGATTCCCCCTTATATTCCGAGTGCGTACCAGGTCACCCCTGTCGCAAACACCGTCCCGCTCGCATTAACCGCAGTAATCCGCACACTATTCAGGTTCGGGAGGGTCGATGCTAACGAATTGGCAGCAGTCGGGGGGGCATTTCCCCCATACTGCACAATCGACTGAAGGGCTGAGGTAGGAAATGCGATGGGCAATGTAATGTCAGTCGTGAAGCCGCTTGGATTTGCTTGGATGGCAGCCGCACCCCATTGCAGGATCAGGCCACTCGGAAGCTTTTGATACCCATTGGGCCCGATGGACGAGACGAACTGCCCAAGGTTCACCGCCTGGTTGCTCTGCGTGGCGGGGGCGACCGCGAAAAGATTATTCGGGTTGCCCAACGCCGTCGCCACCGTGCCCGCAGTCGGCCCGCAGAATGCAAAGTCGCCCACGTTCCACGTGAGTGCGCCCGTGCCTTCCTGCGCGCGCGTAACCGTCAACGTAACGCCAGTAATCGCCGTCACATAAACGATTTCGTAGCTTTGCCCGGTCGCCGCATCGTTGAGTGAGAGCGGCATGATCTGGCCCGCCGAGAGCGTCGGCAGGTTCGTGCTGCTGGCAAGCGTCAGCGTCGTGGCACTAGGGGTAGCAGCTGAGGCGAGCTGCGTATTAACGTTGTTTGCAATGACATATTGCGTCATGGTTGACCCAATAAAAAAGGCCGCCGGGCGACCTTGTAAAAGAGAATGCGACGCCTGCTAGCTCAACGTCGATGTATCCAGGATGAACGTGGTGCCAAGGCGATAAGGCGGGCCGCCACCGTAAAAGGTGACGCTAAATTTCAACTGGAATGGGAAGGCGAGATCGCCTTGACTTAACAGGAGTTGGAATTTCTCTCCGACTGCCCCATTGGGAACGCCAATTTGTATCGCATGACGCGTCAGGTTCTGCTTCCCTACACGCGTGTTATACGCCTGCGTGTTGTAGATCTGAGTCCCGAGCGCGGCCGCAAAGCTCGTGGCGGACTGCGTGATGCTGATCTTCTGGAAATCGTCGGCCGGGATATCCTCCCCATTCGCTCCGAAGATGAACCGGGCTATACGCCGTCGCATCCACATAACCGACATTTGCCGTCCGTCGCCAAGGTACAAGTGCCAGGTCAGGACGCGCTTATAGATGTCATCGTCGACAACGGTGGCCGTGCCAGTATTTTTGACCTTGCGTGCTCCGTAAGTCGCGGTGTTATAGGGCGCAGTGTCATAGCCGGCAGTCGACGTCGATGTGACTGACGTGATGGTGGGGCGCGGAATCCCATAGATACCTTGGCCGATCCAGTCCAGCAGAGGCCCACTGATGTTCGGGGACGTGTAGACGGACAGCGGGGTCTGGAGAAACCATTGCAAATACCCCTGAGCCTGGCTGTTATAGGCGTCGAAAAACGCGCTGATGTCGGGGTCGTCGGCGTACTGTGCATAGACGTAGGCCGGCACCGTCTGCTGCAGAGGCTGCGTTGCGAATGACTCAAGCTGCATGCTTACCCCTGCAATACCGAAACGCCCGATGGAGACACGAACATGTAGCTTTCAGGGTCCGAGGCGATAACGCCCGTCCCGGTCGCCGGCGAAACCGCCGAGCCGTTGATCGTGACCGCGAAGACGATCCGCGTCAGATTGCTCGTCGGCAACACGCTCGCGACGGCTTGCTGGAACGCCGCCTCCATCGCGAAGATGTTGATGGGCTGGCCAACGATGATGCTGTTGATGTAGTTCTGGATCGCCGTCGAGCCGAGCTGGTTGACCTGCGCGCCGGCCGTGAAATTCGGCAGGTTCGTGTTCCAGATCGCGTCGATCATCACGACCTGCTGGGGCGGGTTGACGGAGGTGATCGTATACTGGTTCGGCGAGTCAGTGATCGTCACCGCAACGTTGCGCGAACTCGTGATCGAGCCGACGATCGTCGACAGGTCAATTACGCCCTTATAGATCGCGAAGGCCACGGCGTACGGATCGCCGCCACCGCAGATCACTTCCCAGCCAAACGTCGTTTGCAGGATCGAGACGAGCCGCGGCGTGACGCCCGGAATCGCCTCAAGAAGCGTTTGGAGGTAGGCCGGCGTGCCTTGCCCCGCCACCTGATTTGCCTGCATGATGCGGGCGCGGTAGCTTTGGGGCGACTCGGCGCTCGGATTGCCAGCCACCCCCGCCAGCGGATTCGTAACCGTGATCTGCGTGTTGAACGGGCTCGGCAGCGACGTGACGATCTGATTGACCGATCCAGCCGGAACCGACCACGAGCCGCTTTGGTTAGCCACAGCGAAAAGTGGGGCGGTCGAGCCGTTGCTTTGGATGATCCCGCCGTCCTGCACAACGTACTGATATGTGCCGTCGCTAACAACGGTGCCGGGCACAATGACGTATCCTGGCGCGAGCGTATCGGCGAAGACCGCATTAACGCTGGTATTCGTCGGCTTGCCTTGCGGGATGCCAAGCACCACGCCCTGTTGGGCGAGGATAAAGGCATTCGCGCCGTACGGTGTAACGCTGTTGATGGCGTCCACGCGCGCCTGATCCATCTGTGCGAGCGCGGCCGTTCCGGTAGAGGTCAGATCTTCGAGAAGCAGACCGGGCAAGTTTGCAGTAAAGCCCGCGTTTTCCGCCTCTACCGTTGCAATCAGGTCGCTGTTTAGCGCGGCCGGCGAGCTCGGCACCGGGCCGCTCGCAGTCATTACGACGGGAAGGGTCATGTGGGGATGTTCTGGCTGATGATCGCGCCGGAATGCGTCACGGCGCGCACGTTATACTGAGGCGGGAGCGATCCCGGAACACGAGCAATGGTCAGTGAAGCGAAATACTGTGCATACTTCTGCTGGATCCGGGCCACGTAGAAATCGGGAAACGTTTGGGTTGCGATGGTCTGAATTTGCGGAATGCCTGAGTTCGCATATATCGGACTTTCGCCGAGATTCAGCTTGAGACACTGGGCCAGTGCGGTAACGTAGAAGGCATCGTTCAGCCCGTTCGAATCCGTCGACACCTGGACCCATTGATATGTGCCGTCTTCGTTGTACGTCCTTCCCCACGCGCGCATTTGAGAGCCTTGATGAAAAATCCAGATGACCTGCCGGCGAATCTTTTCGCGCCAGGCGGACTTGATGAGCTTTCGAGAAAGTACCTGCTGGTTACTGCTTTTCTTCGCAGCCGATCGGAGGCCTTTCCGCTTGCGATCCAGTCGGCGAACGGCGCCGATCTTTTCTTCGAGCGCGACCTTGAGTCGATGAGGGTGTTTGTTGCGGGATTCCTACCGAGCCAGCAGGGGGCCACGCGAGCGATTGACCTGGTGCATTACATCCGCGGCTGGACAGGCACTCACTTCTACGCAAACGGTCGGATGATCATCGGCTCACTGGAGAACGCCTACTATCTGGAGTCGGTGCTTGAATGCTTCATCGAATCCTGCCTGTCGGACGACTATCGGGCGCACTGCCATCGGACCATAGACAGCCCGTATTACCCGATCGTCTCGCTACTCAAACTCGACCACATCCACCCGATGTTTCGTCACATCACCGCGCAGTCGGACGAGGGGATTTACACGTTCCCTTGCAAGCACATGCTGCAGTGGTTTCAGGCGCAGGAGCATCACCCATCATCGATACGGGATCAGATACAGGCTGAAGGCGTCGAGAAATTCTGCGATCTTTGCCCGAGGTTCAATCCAGACGATTTCGTAAAAAACAAAAAGGAGAAACCATGATTCGTAAAGCCATCCTATGTCTGACTCTTTTCCCCGCTCTATCGCAAGCCCAGCTTGGGAAGCCAGTCTTCTCAATGCCAAGTACGGATTCTCAACAGCAGGAATCCACTCAAGCTGACTATCAGCGCAGGCTTACAAATTGCGCGAACACGGCCACAATTTACAAAACATCGGCGCAATATCGGGACGCGGGCTTATCTCCGCAGCAGTCTTACCAATACCTTCTTTTCTGGACAAGAAGTGGAGTACCAGTGCGCGAACTGAAGCACATCATCAATGATGTGTTCTTCGACGAGAGATTCGATGTGGCTGGCGGCGCAGCACTTCATGACCAGATGTTCGGTCTATGCATGAAAACAACCGATCCGCAATACAAGCCCTTTCAGCCGCTCAACTAACCCGTCATCGTTCCAGTGTTTCCGGATCCTGTCTGCACGCCCGGGTGAGTGTGCGGATTCACGGCGCCATTCGGCAGGATGACGTCCGGGGCCTGAATCGGAAGCGTCGAGACAGCATGGGATCCGCCCCATGTAAAGGTCTGGCCGCCAACTGTCAGCGTAATGCCGGTAGCGTTCAGGACGAATGTTGTCGTGCCAAACGTGATCGTCGTGCCGTTCTGGTCCGTTACGACCGATGACGTGGTGCCGGTCGTCGTCCTGATGATTGCGCCGTTCGGACCCTGCACTTGCGCCGCGTTCGGATCGATCGGAGGAGAATTTGCATTGCTGACCGGCGTAAAAACAAGGTTCGACAGGTTGCCGCGGCGGATGAATCGGGCAATTCCTTTGCCCAGCCCTGAGATTCCACCCAGGTAGACATCGGCCGGCGCGGTGTAGCCAAGATCGCCAACCTGCGTCGGCATCCTTACCCAGTTGCTTTCGGCCTTCGGGATCGTGACCGGCGGCAATGTCCACGGCGACGTATCCATCTCGAATTCGACCGTCACGACCGACCCGGACACCGCTGTTACGCGGCAGGGAAGGGCGCGGCCCTGTTTCTGGATTTCCTGCGCGGCCCGGTTGATAGCAAGCTGGTTCTGGCTTTTCTGGAGCCAGAGCTTGGAGAAGTTATCAGCCATTCGAAGGGGGCGTAAGAGGCACGCAGTTGATGACTGTCACCCAGGAGCCGCCATCGGACGAGCGGAAATTGCCGATGTGGCGCACCTCGTTAATCTGGAACGAGCCGGAGAATGTCGTCTGATAGTTCGCGCTGGACGGCAGGGAGTTGCCGGAGGTGAGTACCTGGCCCACCTGTCCGGACAGCCCAACCGGCATCTTGACCGCAGTCCCGATCTGAAGATCACCGCGCATCACCAGTTTCACCTGAAGCGTATTGACGTTGATCCAGGTAGGTTGCCCAACGAGATCCGAAAAATTCAGTTGAACCGTGGGCGGCTGCCATGTGCTGTCGAATACCGAAAGCGCACCGCCCTGCATGGCGATCTGCACGCCCGGGTAGCTCGAGCCGAGAAACTGGCCGTTCGTGATGCCCTGAATGTACTGCGCCATCTCTTCCAGGGTGCCGCAGTGATGCACTTCAGTCTCTGACTGCACGAGCTGGTTGCTGATATTCACCGTCAGCGGTGCGGCGGGATAAGCCACCGAAAGACAGTTTCGCAGTGCCGTCGAAAGAGGTTGCCCGGCCTGCCAGTTCAGCACGAAATTGCCGGGGTTGCCCGAATCGTAGCCACCCGGGTTGATGACGAAATCAAGCGTCATCTCCGTGCCTTCCCAGTTGCCGAAGGCCTGCCATATCTGCCCCTTGAGCAACGTTCCCTGCTGGGCCGGATTGGCAAGGGGAAGGCCTCTACCCATGCCACCCTTCAGCACGAAGGTCATTCCCGGCTGCAGGGCGCCATTAACGATCCGCGGCGCGAACTGCTGCGGCTGCATCAGGTCGGCAATCGAGATCCCTTCAATCGTGATTGACTGGCCGCCGATCGGAGTTCCGTAGGGAGCAACCGTCATGTCAAACTCGACGTTCA